GTAATTGCTTTATCTAGAATAAGAGCAGTTTGAGAAGTAACTGTTTTAATTTTAACTATATCAGTAATACCAGCACCAATAACACGTTGACCTACAGCTGCAGTACCAGAGTTTGCATCAACTGTAAGGTTAATGGAAGCAGTAACAGCACCATTAACAACAGCAGTTACAGAAGCAGTTGTATGAAACTTGATCATGTCTCCAACTTGGAAAGCAAATCCTGATTCATCAGCATCATCGACTGTAATCGTTTTATCACCAATAGCTCCAGCACCGTTTACTAGGTTGTTTGTACCTAAGTCTTGCTCGTATCCTTGTGGAGAAGGACAAACTTCAACACCAATAGAGTTACCATTAATACCAGCACTACGTGCATACCAATCATTAGTAGTTACTTGACCATCACCTGTTTCAGAAAAGTAGTCTGTAAGATATTGATCATTATCGCGTATCAATAATCCAGTACCGCCTTCAGAAGCATTTAAGAGTGCAGATTCTGCACGAACAACTTTTAAAGTGTTGCTATATTTTAGAAAATTAGAAGCAGTATACCACCATTCAAAATTATTTGCATTGGGTTTACCGAAATTGTTGAGGAGATCAGACTCAGATGTGATTGTAACTATTGAAGATACAGGGCCCTTTTCAAAAGGCCCAGCAATTGCACCAATTGTGGTATCAACTGATGGAACAACATTAGTTAAATCAATCTCTTTGACATGAACGCCAGGAGAAACTAGAAAAGACATAAATTGTACTCCTTATCTTTAAGAGTTGGTTATTTTGTTTACACAGATATTTATAAAAAAACAAACTTAGAAAAACATTTTTTATAAGTGTTATAACATATAAATAATAATATGGTAAATGCACACTATGAAAAGTATAAAGACACAATTAAAAAGGTAGCTCGTAGAAACTACCGTAAAAGAATTATATTGTTAAATGAAAATTTAGCTAATAAATCTTGTAAACATTGTGGTGAGAGTGAAACTGTGTGTTTAAAATACTATCCTCATGATTCGGAAATACGAAAAATAACAAAACGAGTAGGAACTAATCCTAAGAGTAGAAAAGAAATATTCTCTCTTATTGATGAAAGTATCATATTATGTACTAATTGTTGGATTAAAGTTGATAATGATTTATTAGAATTTATATAATATTACCAATCTGAACCATAATCTCTTACTACTGCCGCCCACTTTGTACCATATTCATCTACCATATTTCCTATATTCTCATCCTCCAATCCATTAACTACGAAACCAAAAGGTGCCATATCCTGCTCTAATGCATTTTGTTGTTCTTGCATCATTGTCATACGTACATCACTATCTGTTAATTCTTTAAAATATTGTTGATCTGTTACCCACGCAAATATAAACAAGCAAGCAACTAAATCATCATTACATCCATCATCAGCTTCATATGAAGAACCCTTTACAATAAATGTGGATAATTCACTAATAATATCTAAATCTTCTACTATAAGTTTATCATCTTCAATTAATTGTTTAAGATTAGAACATCCTATTCTTTTGACAGCCTTAGTAGTTCTAACTCCCAATTGCGCTTTTCCACCGCTGAACCCCCCTCCTAGTACCTGTCCTGACCGTCCACGCATGGATGCCATTATAAGGTTGTCATACTCCAAGTCAAACTGTAAAGTGTTTGCAACTTGTTCACCAATATCATTTACCTCAACAAGAACAAATGCTTGGTTATATGCACGAGCAACTTCATAAATTTTTGCTGGAAATAGAAGAGGTTTTATTTCATTGTCTCTATATTTCGAAACCACCCTGTAAGGCATTTCTGTTACATCAACTACAATAAATGCAGAATAATCATTTTGTGTTCCTCGAGCAACGTCAGCAGTAATTACATACGTATGTCCCTCTTGTGGTGAGATATGTACATCAAGGCCTGCGTTTGATTGTTTAGGTTCTCTGTATGGTATTGTTCTAAGTTTCTTTGCAGTTATAAGAGTATTAATAGAACCAAGAAACTCACACTCAAATTCTGTGTTAAATTGTTGTTCACTAGTATTTGAAATAGTTTCTTTTTTCCATTTTTCATCACGGCCTGGAATTTCACTCCAATGAACCTCAATAGGAACGTATGTGTTTCTCTTCTCCTCTGCATCTGTCCATATCTTATAGAACATATTCATACCGTGTGGGGTTGATACTATCATGACTTTTGTAGTTTTACCAGATGAAATAGTGGGGTAAACAGAACTAAAGAATTGTTCAGCTACATTACTGGGTACATACGCAAACTCATCAAGAAATATAATATTATAAGAACCACCACGAACCGCACTAGCTGAAGTAGAAGACGCCAATATTTTACTACCATTTTCAAGTTCTAAACTTCCTTTGTTCCATGACATAACTCCTTGTTGTAACCACTTAGGTAAATGTTCATATGCAAGTTGTAGTCTACTTAATAAATCTCTTGCGGTTGCAGCTTTGTTTGCAAGTATAGCAATATTAACACTTGGATTAAATAGAGCATAGTGTAATAGATAAGATACCATAACAGTAGATTTACCAGACTGTCTAGGTAGTTTACAGATAGTAAAACGATTACTATGAAATGTACCAACCATTTCTTTTTGAAAAGAATACATATTAAATGGTACTAGGCCTTCATCAAGAGAAATAATTTTTACATAGTTTTGTATGAAGTATATTGGGTCTTCCATACAAAGAGTATATTCTTGGAGTTGTTTCTTTGTCCAAGATTGCTGTACGTTTGCTTTTTTAAGATTTGGATTTCCTAGATAGGTAGCATCAACCATCAGTTTTACCTTTTAACATTTTTTGTAATTCAGCAGTAGAACCTACGAATAATGCATTAGTAACATTTTTAGGAGCAGTGTTTGGTACTTCTTTAAGTCTCTTCATTTTTTCTTGAAGATCACCTAGTTTTTCTGCAACTTCTGCTACCTGTTTAATAAGATTTCCAGCAACCTCATATCCTCTTGGATGCTCACCTTCCTTTGCAAGCTCAAGTATTCCATCAATTGCAGTTGAACCCTTCTCTACCAAAGTATAAAAAGTATCTCTTTGAAGACGATAATCTTTTTCAATATCATCATATTCTTCAGTGTTGTTTTCAACTACGGCTGGTAAAACTTCAGTATATTCTTTAGAGTTCCAAGGTTCCTTTTGTAATGTCTGAACATTACTAGCAACCCCAAGAGCTTTATTCAATTCTTTTAGGGGATCAACCATTATATTTTCTACTTGTCTGTACCTGTTACTGGATCAAAATTCTTTGCATCTTCAAAGAAAGAAGTTGTTTCGTTGAAACCAAAATCATCATCTGCATCAGCAGTAGTAGGATTTGGTGTAACTGTGTACCTCTGTTCTCTTTTAGGAGCAGTATCTTTAAGATCACTATACTGATCAACCTGTACTGTTTTAATAACAGCTTGAGAAGTAACAGGGCCATAGAGATAAAACTTTGCAGTAAAATCTAAAGTGTAAATTAATGCACGGCGTGTTTCAAAATCGCCCTGATAATTATCTTCATATGCAACACTGTTTAATATGATAGGAACATCTCTTTTAATTCCCATATCTGCCATATCATTAATAGTAAGAGTATAGTCTGGTTGGAAGTATGGAAGAATTTGTTCGATAATTTGTAAAGAGTCATCAGATTCTTTAGCCATCACATATAACTGAATATTTAAATTATAAGGAACAGGCATATACTGAGAGTCAAGACGATTAGCACTTGCACCTTTAACTTTTTTAAACTTTTGCACTCTATTCAATTTTCTATTAGGGTCATACTGTAGGTTTTGTATCTCAAAACCAATACGAGGAAGAGTAATAGCAACTGTCTTTGATAGGTCAGCATCTTCATTTAAACGAGTAAGCCATTTTTGTCTCGGCCCGTAAGCAAGAGGAACCTTCATTGATTGTTTTATGTTACCATCATTGTCCTTACGAACAAGTTGGATATTATTAAAAGTTGTCCCAAAAGCAATAATAACTTTTCTTATGCTTTCATGATAAAATTGTTGACCTAACATTACGAATACTCCTTATTAATTATTAACTAACTGCGGCACTAAATGGTGTTGCTGGGTTTGCACCAGTAGGTGTACGCATCTGACCCTCTACGTGCCATAAATTAGCGGCTATATCAATTAATGTAAGTGTATCACTAACCTGTCCACCTTGTGTACCGCCGTTTAATGTAATTGTATCAGAGGTAGAGGCAGTTCCGAATATTGTTTGTGCAGTGCCATCTAAATCCATATTTTTAATAGTACCATTAATTACGTTATCAGCATCTGGACATTGTATCTTGTATGTGTTTGATCCCATAGTAACAGTTACGATAAATTTATATACGTGTCCTGTTCCAGTTGCGTCTGGAAGAGTTAATACAACATCTGCGTTACCACCAACTTCGCCTAGTAACAAAACTCTACCAGCGTGTTCTGCTGAAGTAATAGCATCAGTTGCTACAAAAGTGTGTATTGCTTGGCTGAAAGAACCAGTTAAATTTGTTAGTCCAGAGAATGTAGCTGCAACACCAACAACATTACCATCTGCGTCAACAGTAAAGTCATCATTAGTGTTAATACCACCATCTAAACTAGAAAGACCACTGGCACCAACAGTAGCAGCAGCTAATCCTGTTGCAGTTAATAAACCACTACTACTATTAAAGGTTAGGTTAGTACCACTCTTTGGAGGTAAGTCTCCAGTTGCGGCAGTTGCAAATAATGGGAAACAAGTAGTATCACTCGACTCATCTGCAACAGTAACGGCAGTAGCAATATCAGCTGTACCTGTAACATCACCAGTTATATCACCAACAAATGCAGTTGATGTGACACTAGTTGCGCCAGTAACCACACCAGCGTCAATTATAATCGCACCGTCAAGTACAATCTGTTGACCACTAAGAGGTGTAATTAATAAATCAGTACCAGCAGTAGAACTTAATGTATTACCATTAAGATTAAGATTGTCTATTTGAAGTGCAGTAAGAGTTCCTACTGAAGTAATATTTGTTTGAGCTGCACCAGTAACAGTTGCAGCAGTTCCAGATGCGTTTCCAGTTAATGCACCAACAAATGAACTTGACGTAATACTTGTTGCACCAGTAACTACCCCAGCATCAATGATAATAGCACCATCAAGAACAATTTGTTGACCACTTAGTGGTGTAATTAATAAATCAGT